ACTGATACAGAGGTGGATAACATCTTCAAGAAGATGTGGTCACTGCCTTCAATCATTGAGCAATCACCATACGGAATGCTCACCACTGGACAGAAGCGACAGTTCAATGCAGCAATCACTGCACGTGAGACAGCCAAGGGTATCTACAAGGGTGCAACTGGTACTCAAGAAGAACTGTACGGCACAGCGTTCGGTGTGTTTCAATCAGTGGTTGAGTACGCTGACCACTTCAGTCACAAGTCAGAAGCAACACGAGCCGAGCGCATCATCAACGGTTCGGCTGACCGTATCAAGAACAAGGCACTAACCTTACTAACGAAGGGAGCGTAATGAATAACGAAGACCTATACGTCCAGCCTCACATCTCGGTGAGGCTGGCACAGTACATCCAGAAGGCACTCGATTACTTGCACATCTATGCACAAAAGATGGATGACCCAAGCGTGATCGAGCCTGAGCTACACAAGGAAGCAGATGATGCCATGGTTGACATCATGCTGGATGCACCACTACCAGAGGAGCAATCCAATGGGTAAGTTAATCAGCAAAGATGTGTTGGTGACACGCCCAACACGTATGTATATCAAGCCTATCGTTGGCTGGTCATGGTACTGCGGGTATCATGATACCTACGGTATAGCCGAGGACAGGGATGAATGTTCATTCATGTTCGGAGCACACATGCATTACTACCAGATAGACGGCGATGTGTGTGAACCTTACTACAAAGAATGGCAAGTAAAGGAGGAAGCATGATCGTACAAACCAGCGTGACTCTCATCTGTACTTACTGTAACGCAGAGATAGAACGCAGGACAGAACGTGAAGCACAAGATGCATTAGTGCATCACCAGCAATACGTTCAGTGTATGAAGAACTACTGATGGGCAAGCCACGTCCAACAGAAATAAAACTAGTAGCAAAGCTACTAGATCCAGACGCAGAGAACTCCGAAGATGCTTCGGCACTAGCGATTGAAATCATTGAGGCACTGGATGCATCCAGACTCAAGCGAGAATCGTTCATTGTCGTAGCAAAGTTAGCGGACTGGGCTCCCTTGCAAGCATGGGGGGAGTTCAGTACCAAACTGCAAGCGGAGAAGTTCTTTCCTCATCTCGCGTCACCAGATCCCGCTGGTGGCAAGGGTGCAATAGCAAAGCTCGTCGACCCTGATGAGTTCCTTAAACAGATAGGAGACAAGTAATGTTTTACAACGGCTTCACATTACTCATGCAGATCTTCGCAGGTGCAACCATGTACTGGGTAGGTAGGTACTTTGGTTTCATGGCAGGCGAACGATCTATGTACAAGACCATGAGTTCAATACAAGATGCAACAAGAAATATGTACCAGAAAATAACCAGAGAATAAGAATAGGGCGGAGGATTATTCCTCCGCCTTCTTCTCTGTCTCGTCAGCAACTAGATGTGTAATCCAAAATAGTTTGTAGTAATCATAGTCATAAGAGAATCTCTTCATGTGCTTGACTGTCGCACCTGTATGTGCATGGAGTGGGACACCAGCTTGCTTCATTAGCATGAAGAACTGGATGTCTTCCGATACATACTGAGCATCAGTGCCACCACTAGAATGCTCAACGAAGAACGGCTTGTCCTCACCATGGAACTCCTTCATCTTCTTAGCTGCTGATCGGTGCATCAAGAAGAATCCGTAGCCAGCGTAATCACATTTGACTATAGCGTTAGGCTCAAGCGGATGCAGGTATGACATCTGATGGATGTCAGTCTCATGTGCCATGAACAGGCATGGGTAAGGAGACATCAACGCCTGCTCATTCTCCTTAGAGATGAAGTATGTACCACTAACAGCAGGCATAGTTTTAGCATCTGCTATATCCCAAATCTTTTTCAGTGCGTCGTTGGTTAGATGGATGTCACTGTCTACCCAGAGAATCCAATCGAAGTCTGATGCCCACCAAGTATCGAATGCTGTCTGTCGTTGACGCCCGATCTGATTACCCTGCACACGCTGAGCTCCCAGTATGGGTAGCTCACTGGTCAGTACGGAATAGACCATACCTTCTGCGAACTTACCGTCCACCATTCCATTGTCACACCAAGTAAGCATGATCTTTTCATTAGCCTTGTGCATGATTGCCTCCCCATCCGCCACCTTTGAAATGGATAGAAGGCGGTGTGAATACCTTCGTTAAAGTTACGTTGCACTCGTTGCACTTAGGGAACTCATCTCCCTCCATGATACGCATCTCTACTACGCTATCGCATAGCGTACATTTGAAATCGAATGTTGCCATTAGTACGGTGTTGCTCCCCCCAGTTTGTCGGCTATATCTTTAATCCCTTTGGCAATCAGTTGTTCAACACGCTGAGGTGAGATGTCCCAAGCTTCTGCTATCTCAGCCAGTGGTTGGTCATTAACAAACCGAGCCGTAAGAATGCCTTGCATTCTTGGATCAAGCTTCTTCATTGCTGCATCTACATCAGCAATCATTGCTGCTAAGTTGTTACCCTCATTGGCTAGTCGCTTGACCTTGACGCCATGTACATCTGGATCGAATACTTGGTTAGCCAAGTATGACTCATCAGTACCAGCAACTTTAATCAGGCTCTCGATTAACTCGAGGCGATAGAAGTATTCATCGCCGAGTTCATAACCCAAGGCTTTAGCCTTTTCCTTACGAGCATACCGTTCACCAGCCCTGCGTATGAATGTATGAAACGCTTTGTATCCCTGCTTCTTCTCAATGGGATCTTCGCGGTCAAGGTATTCCTTGACCTTATCCTTGCGCTTCCATGCGTACTCATTCATAGCTTGCTTGATATCTTCAAGCTCAACGAATCTATGGTATCTCTTGGACAAGTGCCAGGCTATACCTGATGTGATCTCGTTAATCTCTTGCCAGACTGGATGGTCTCGTGTTAGCTCAGACATACTGCCTTACCAAATAAGTATGTGCTGCAAGTAAAAGGTCGGGGTCATCACCAAGTAAACCCAGTGCTCTGTTGTGATTAGAACATAGCAACCCACGCACCTTACCAGTGCGGTGATCGTGATCTATATCTAGCGCACGAACAGATGGGCTAGCACCACAGATGTAGCAGCCACCACCTTGCGAATCGAGCATCTCTTCGTACTCTTCTACGCTGATACCGTAACTACGGATGCGGGATACTCTCTGCTCTTCGTATGTTTTATTTCTGTTGCGTGGCATACTTCTCCCAGATACCTCGCTCTACCATCAGCGCAATGATTGCGTAGTTGGCAATGTCAACGAAGCTATCTTCGAGAGCTTCGTTGTTAGGTTCAATGGAGTTGTATATAAGATTCTTTAGTCGCTCTAGTTTGTCGGACATACGAACCATCAACCCATTGGTTGCACCGCCAGGTGCATTCCAAATGTTAAGTGGACCGTAGTCGATTTGCTTCATCACTAAGATGGACAGAAGCTGATCGTAAATTTCCTGAGCATCTTCATGGAAATCATCGATAGTTAATTTGTTCGTCGCCAACGGAGCACCTTTCAGTTGTTAATTGCATTAACTAAATCAGCTAATGCTTGCGCTCCTTGGTCTACAATTATACTATTAACATCGCTGTCAGGCGGTAACGACACGCGGACGGCTTGAGGTATGGCATCCTGCAAACGACGAGCAAGTTCCTGCCCTGGGTTAGAGCCATCCTCTTTAGCATCATTGTCTGTACAGATTACGACAGTACCAATGCCATCAAAACACCTACTAAAATAAGGTTTCCAAGCATTAACACCAGCAACGGCAACAGCAGGGAACCCAGCAAGAGTCGCACTAATCGCATCTATCTCCCCCTCTACTACTAGTACTTGGTTGACTGCATGAAGTATTGCACTGACGTTATATAGGTGGTGCTTCTGACCAGTAGGTATCATGTACTTAGGATCACCGCCGTCGATGCGACGAAACTTAAACCCAACTACACCAGCCTCTGTAATATAGGGGATAGATAGGTGATGCTTAAGTCTGTCCTCATGACCAGGTGCTACCTCGGCTACATAACCTAGTAAAAATTTTTCGGCTCCATCAAGGATGCCACGCTTGGTTAGGTAAGCCTCTGCTGGTGAGCCAGCAAGGCTATCGTGATACTGATGTGCTGCTTTAGTCCAGAGATCTATGAGCTTGGGATTAGTCTTCATGGTTTCTCCTGCCTGTGTGTAATGAATGGGGGTGCAGTATATACATCATTGCGAGCAGCAATCTGCATTGCTTGCTTCCATGTTGCGCCACCTGCTAGTGCGCCTAGTGCAAAGCTCGACCCTGACCCTGCGCCATACAGCCCATCATCACGCAAGTAGACAGAGTAAGAGTCATCCACTTGGTAGATCGTGCCATTGATTGCAAGTATAAATTCAAACCCTGCATCTGCATCATCCTTGTCTGGAACATAGCCAGACTCCTTAATACATTCTCTAATGCTTGGGGCTACAGTTGTAATCATAAAGTGATACATGTCTTTGATGTTGGCTGGGATTGCTGGTGGTTTCCACACATGCTGTATCACATCACATGGTTGCACATCACCAGCACCTGCGACCAACCACTTGCCTCGCTTACTAATCTTAGTAACGATTGGATGTGAGTATGGTCTGCCACCTGCAGTGGTGCGTGAATCAGCTGCAAGAATGCAACCGTTGTCTAATTGGATACCAATGATCGTTGTCATCTAGACCTCAACCTTGGTGGTGTCCACCGCCCACCCTTCTTACTGCGACGATTGTGAACAATCGGAGCAGAAGATTCTTTGCCAATATTTTTTTCAGCCCATGACCGAGCCTCTGGGTATGCTAAGTTCTCACGAGCCATGATGATCTGTATACCAGAACCACCAGCACTACATGCATAGCATACCCAGACGCCCTTGTCTGAGTTCACTGAAGCAGACTTGCGAGAGTCATCATGTACTGGACATAGGATTGACTTCTCACCTTGCGGTAAGTCCAATCCATAATGATTGAAGACTGCTTCTAAGAACTCAGGCTGGTTCACTTAATACCAATTCCTTTCCTGATGAAACTTGTGTGCGTTGCACCAAGTGTCGTATCGATGAAGCACATACTTGTGTGCTTCTGATGTTTGTTTGAGTAGTGACCACCCTGGTTTTGCCCAGAGCAACTGCCACGCTCCACGTGCTCCGCTCGATTTGTTGAGCGAGTCCACGTTGTAACGGCTCTCCTTGTACGCGATCTTCTTCGCACAAGATGCTTCTCGTTTGTCCGTTGTTACTGTGCTTATCGCAAGTTCTATTGCTGCTTCCTTGTCCAGCACCATCATGCGCTTCTCCAAGGTCAGCAACGGTGAAGTTGCTTGTGCTGGTGACATTAAAATAAATGTCATTGTTGCTACGGTTATTGCGATCAACCGCATAGTTACCTCTTTTCAGTTGGTAACGCACTGTCACTGTGTTACCTATGTCCATTGTAACCTGCCTGTTTTAGCAGATCAGCCCAGAGCCATGCGGGCATTACCGCGTATGACTCTGAGACATTTGTAGTGCCACGCTTTTTTATTAGCACCACGCCAGTCTCAGCATCAGCATGAGTCATCTCATCCGAGAGCTCTTGAAGATAGCCACTGAGAGTGATCTTCTTTTCGTTCTTACATTCTATTACTACGCCGTCGATACCGTCAATGTCTCCGACATCATCGTGCCGACCAGCACCATACGCACGTTCGGCGCATGGAAAACCATACGAGACCAGCCACTTGACTACGTCTCGTTCGTATTGTGAACCTTTGCGTTTACTTGGCGTTGACATAGTCAGTCACCAATATCTGTTCGAGGATAATGTTTCTCTTCTTTCGTATAAGCATACGTTCTCTCGGTGTCATACCGCCCCACAATCCGTGAGCTTCATGTCTTACTGCCCACTCTAAACACTCTCGTCTTACGAAACATCCAGAACAAATTGTTTTGCCAAGTGCATATACAGAAGTATCTCTTTCGTTATCTTCTTCTGTAAAGAAGAACTCAGTTCCCACTTCCCTGCAACGAGCTTGACTGAAGTCTGGATAATCCATTGATGAGCTCCTCTATTGGTTGTAGTTGATTAGCATCCATCACTAACCGAATGCCGTAACCATAGTCATGTTTGTAATGTTCCGCAAGAAATCTTTCGCGTGTCACATAACCAACTAGAGTAAACTTACTGTCGACATGGGGTAGTTGTTTGTCACCAAAGAATTGCACCAACACTGCGATGTCAGATACAAATAATTCTGGTGCATTAAATATTAATTGCGGGAGCGTGGAAGTTTTGACTTGTATATTTTTTCCCAGTGGTGTAGATAAGTCGTGTCCGTTGTCACCGCTCGGCGAAATCGTTCTGTCCACTTGTAGCCCAAGTCCTTTGCCACACGCCATCTCACCCAACTGACCCATAAGATTAACCGAATACGACGAGTTGTTGCGATCAAACTTTTTATCGGTGACTTCATATTGTTTCTTATTCTCTCTGACTAGATGGATGAAACGAATGCCATCCAAGATTTCATCTAGGGTTAATTCAATATCTACTGCCATTGTCTCATTGTCCTTGCTCTTGCTAACTCGGCAGGTGAGTTATACAAAGTCATGTGGC